TAGGCACCCGCTTTAACGCCGATGCCCCGCGCACCCGCGCAATGGGAAGCAAACTGCTTCGCTTTCCACGTCGCGCCTTCGCTGGCCTTGATATACGCGAAGTTGATCCCGCTGACCGCAGACCAATCAATTCCGGTCTGGTAGTCCGAAAGGTCAACGCCCGTATCGACCCGCGAGTAGACGCCAAGGGACTCTAACGTCTCGGGACCCGCGATGCCGTCCACGGACAGGTCGAGCGTGGCCTGATAGTTCTTGACGGCTTGCTCAGTCGTCGTGCCGTATGACCCGTCGACACTTGCGAACGAAACGGACGTCGGCCAAGTCCAATAGGGCAACGTGCGCTGAAGGTACTTGACCTCTGCACCCTTGTCGCCGCGCTTCAGGGTCTTGAAGATACGCATAGGCACCTGTTCGCCATGAGGGAAGGTGCCTTAATCATACCGCTTTTTGCGGTATGGGCCGACCCCTATCAGGTCTTGATGATGAAGTTCACGGCCAAGAACGGGGCCATGTTCTCATGCGGATCACCGCCACCCGTATTATTAAGCGACAGGGCAATCGGCGTCGTGTAGAGATTCAGCTCACCGTTCGTCGCGTCAAGACCACCGCTGGCGGTATTGGCCCCGTTGGAGTAAGCCAAGCCCGTCGCAGGATCGGCACCGGAACCCGCGCCGCCGTTCGCGTTGTGCGTGTGACTGTGAGAAGGCATCTCGTCGGTCGTAAGCGTGACGGTCTCCGCACCGCCCGCATCACCAATCGTGCGAGGCGTGAGGCCCGCACCCGTACCTACGCCCAAAGCACCGCGACCGCGAAAGTCCGGCAGGTTGAACGTCGTCGTACCATTGCCGACGCCGTAGGTCGTGCCGATAGCCGCGAACAGGATATTGTACGTCGTCCGGCTAATCGCCGCACCGTCGCAGAGCAAGTAGCCGTCCGGCGCACTCGCCCCTGCAAACATGAGCAGAGAACCAGGCGGAACAAGCGAACCCGACGTATCCGGGATGACCAGAATACGGTCTTCGGTAATGGCTTCAGGCTGGATATATACTGTGGACATACTTACCTCAAGCCGCGACCGGGGTCAGATAACCCGTTGCGACGTAACGCACGTCCCCAACCGAAGCGGGAACCGTGCCCTCAATCAACAAAGAACCGTTGACCGCATCGGCACTAATGTTCAGCAACCAACCAGCGGAGTTACCCCCGAGGTTTTGGGTAATGGCGACGTTGGCCCCGATTTGAACCGTCGTGGCCGCACCCGCGCCGCGATACAAGCCCCCCGTCACGTCCCACCAAGCAACCTGACCCGCCGCGCCCGTGTCGATGGCGACAACGCGCACCTTGTAATGGTACGCCGTGTCGTCCTCAAGCACGAGGCGGGTATTCGCCAAGCCGTTGATGAAAAGCTCCGTGGCGACGTTCGTGTCCGGAACCAGACTCGACCACGTCTTGATGTACGAAATCGGGGGACCGACGCCGTCACCAAAGAGCACTTCGGCGGTCAGGTAGCCGAGGTCGAAGAAGCCGCGAATCGTGCCCGACTCAAACGAAGCCGCGACTTCACCCGTGTAAGCAAGGTCAATCGTGCCGTTGACGGGCAGATAGACCGGACCCGCACGACGGAAAGCCGTGTGCCCATCCGTCGTGGGATAGATGTCGCTGAGAAACAGGGGCTTGTTCGTAGTCCCCGTGTGAACCAGATGGACGTAAAGGCCGTGCATGGTCGGACTCCGTTAATCTATTTCCGTAGATTGATATAGGCGGCGTATCGACGTGCGACAATCGCCGCGCTCGGGGCAGGCTCAATCGTCGCACCCGTCAAGTTCAGGGCTAGGTCGTTGGCAAAACGGAAAGTACGGGCCTTGTTCAACACGGCGACCGCGTGTTTACAAAGCCAATGCTTACCGTTAGGGTCTTTCACGCTCGGATTAGACGCCGTACCGACGGGATTGCCATACAGGTACTTATTGACCTTCGCCCAATGCTCGGGACCCTGCCACCGGAAGAAATCGCAGTTGCAGGAGATTTGGACGTGGTGCTTATCGACTGATTTCGCGTTGCCTTTGCGTTGGACCTTCAGCCGAACCGAATACTTGTCACCCTTGGAACCGTTCACCGAGAACGACCAAAAGCCCTTGCCAGGCAGCACGCGGCTGATACTCGGTCTGATACCGTTGGCCTTAGCGATAATATCAGGGCTGACTTGGGCCAGCACATCGGAAATGAGTGCCGCCCTCTTCGGGTAGGTCATTTCCCCCTGCACGAAGTCCGTTACCCCATTCTGCGTCACCCTCGACGTAGGCGGGTTAGCCTCGTCGTGATGCTGATTGGGTAACTGATTGCCTTTCGGCAGACCCTTTTTGTCGTCAGGGGAGTGCGTATACGTCGTGGGAGAATCGGCGCGGTAACCGACGTTATCGCCCGGCTGATGGACTTCTTGGCTAGGACTAGTCTGGTCGTACAGGACTAATTCGCCCGCGTACTTAGACCTCATCGGAATCGTCCCCAAGCACCGAATCGACCCAAGCGAAGAACACTTGGGCGTCTTCGAGGCTATCGAATACAACCAAACCCGTAAACACGTCCACTGGCAAGCAGAAAGGATGCTCGCTCTCGAACCCCGAATCCAGCTCGAACTTGACCTCGCCCGTATCAGTAACGTCTACGACCAACCCAGGTCTTTCGTCTTTACCGAGCGAGAACACGATTTCTTGCGACAAATCAGACGCAATCCGGCGATGGGCCGAGGGGTTACGCATGTATCTACGCCTCGTAATCTTCGACCTTGCCTTGTTACGCCTGCGCCAAGCCTTTGCGCGCATCTTGATTTTTGACTTGTTGGCGCGATAGTACGCCTTGGCCTTTACACGAGCCATGCCGCGTGATTTTCGTTGCCGTGCTACTTTCATTAGTCACCGTCTCTCTTGCTGAGCCCACGCCGTTTATACTTGATCGGGTCATCTCGATACTCTTCCCGCTTCTTCATGCACTTTCGGCTATGGCGGCAAAAATCATGGTAACGACGCTTGGCTTTGGTTTTCTCTCGGGACTTATTGCGCGTATACCTTTTGTGCTCTTCGACTCTAACCCTAGATTCTTGATGCTTCTGAAAAGTAGGGGCGGGTAATCCCGACTCCCAAGCCGTTTTCTCCATATAGCGATTCACTACATTCGCCGTCATGCTCCGACGAGTCGGCATATTGTAGTCGAACTTAGTCGGATGCCCGTATTGCTCGCCGGGCAAACCCGATGAACGCGGCTGGATATTTCGATCCGCATCCGGCGTATTCATCTCGACGCGAGGAATGTCACGCCCACCGCTCGGCATCGCCGTCGATGGGTTCGTCGCGCTATCCGGCTCACGGTCAATGTCCGTGGGCAGGTTTTCTTTGGACTTCGGATGAACGTAAGTCTGAACGCCCGGGGTAATAATGCTCGATAGCCATAAACGGGCGACTTTATTTGCAGAAGGCTTTTGCCCCATAAACCACCTTCTTACTTTTTAATCGACCAAATCGAAAAAGTGCCGTCAGTCCAAAGTTCTTTACCGACGGCGATAAGCGTGCTCGTACCGTCGTTTTTAAAAACTTCGACCTTCCTCGAAATCCCAATATCACCGAATAAATAACTCGGACCTTTTAAAGCCCAAGTGCCGTCATTCATGCGTTTATATGTAATGACGTTTTTTATCCAACGTGATGCGATTCTTTTAGCGCTAATCACAAAGGGACTCGTCGATTAATCGAGGTTTATCGCCCTCTTCCCAATACGTCGTGATTAAATGAATGGACAAGTCAGGCTTAAGGGCAAAAATAATCGTTAGGCCGATCTTCGTATCGATCCAACGCACGCCTTCGTCGCGGCGCAGGTCATCAACCCATTTATTATATTGATGGTCGTTGCGCGACTTCGCATTCAAGAAGGCCCTATTAAACGACGATAGGGCAATCCTGATTTCAGGAACCGTGATGCCGCGCAAGTCCATTCGGTACTGCGCGTGCGGGCCGATCAGCATACGCTTGAACGGCGTTTTATCAGGAGCGCGCTCTTGGTCTAAGCGGTAAACCTTCGCGGCTTCCGGATTGCTCAGGTCTTTGCCGACCTCAACATCATCCACCAGATCATCGGCCAAGTCCGTATTCCGCACATTTTGACGGATACGGTCCATGACGTGACAAGGACCGCCGGGATAACCCAGTGGCGGTTCCAAGTCTGCATTCATATAGCGCGATGCTACACGTCTAGGTGATGCGGCGTATTGCATATCACAATACGCGGCGATAACCTAAAAACCGTTAGAACGTGATGCGCCAAGTAATAGAAAGGCGGGCAGTAGCGGGGATGCTCAGCACGCTGAACGTCAGGTAGTTGACGAGTATATCGTAGATCGTAAGGTCAATCGTCGTGTCCCGCGTCGGAAACGAATTGGGATTCGGATTGGTGACCAGAGGGTTTGACGAGATCGTGGAGAGAATCCCCATCTCGTTCAACGGGCCGACAGCCTCACCCTCATCGAAGGTGCAAGTGAAGTCCACGATGTTCGTCGGGATCGCCACGGCGTTGCCGGAACCATCACGAAACGTCGTGGTCGAGAAAGGCTTGCGCGCAATCTCAGCATTGAGCTTGCGTTGGCGAGAGTCCGGAGCATCGGGCGACAAAAGCGCGCCCGTTGCTCCGGTCCCCACGGCCAGCATGTTCATACCATTCGTTCGAGAAGCGGGGTCCCGCAGCAGGATTGCCGCGAGGATTCCAGCGTCGAGCGTAATGATATTCATGCGGTGATCCTTCCAGATCACACGGTCTTTTTCGGTTACGGTGATAAAGACCTCGCCCTTCGCCGAACAAATGCCAAGAGTGGCATTATAGACGGGGTGCATATCGAATCTCGATGCACCTGAAGCCGCTCGAAAGTGGTCATTCACGATGGGCATGGCTTTATCTCCCGTTTCCTACGTCAAGCCTTCTTCTTCCAGATCACAATCAAACCCGCGAGCGCGACGATAACGCAGCCAAGCATAATAATGGGCGTGTTGCTCGCGGGAGCCTCTTCCACCACCGCTACCGAAGCAGGGGCCGAGGGAGCCGCCGAGGGCGCAATCGAGGGCGCAGCGTCCGGAGCCGCCGAGGAAGGAACGCCCGCGTCGTGGGGGGCAGACGCAGGGGCAGCAGCGTCAGCAGCCGCCGAAACGACAGCAGGGGCCGCGACCACAGCAGCGGGGGCCGAAACAGGCTCGTTGGCAAAAGCAACGAACGGAAAAAGCAGGGAAGCAAGAGCGAGCTTACGCATAAACAACCTCCATTGTAAGCGTGTGTGATTATCAATAGCCCCATTAACGGCTATCATACGCGCTTAGCGAGTTCCTTGTCAATGCCGTTGCGAACGGCGTCGATTTCAATGGCCTTGATCCGAGCGATAATCTCAGGAGAATCGCCGAAACGATCAAGCGCCGTCTTTACACGCACCCGCCAATGGCCGTTCATGTCCCAAGACGACTCCTCGAAAGCGGGATGAGTATCAGCCTGAGCCTCGACCAAATCCTCGGGCACATTAGACTCTTCGGCCTCGAACTCGCTGACGGGCGTATGGGACACAACCTTGGCGACCTCTTCGACCTCGCGGACAGGCTTGAGTTTCTTGCTCAAGACCTCAAGGTGACCCAGAATCCGGTCGATTTTCGATTCAATAACTTCCACGTTGGAAGTCAGAAGATCGAGTTCTTTCTTCGATGCAAAGTCTTTAGTGGACTCGGGCACCAGATTAGAATTCACGGGCAACCCGAGAATCTGCGCCGAAGGCATGGTGGCCGTTATCGCAGGCTTGACGATCACGCCCGCCTCTTGGCCACCCGTAACCGAAGAACCCGCCGCGAACTTCGCACGGGCCTCCGACTCATCGCCACGACCCTCACCCGCGATACCAGGAGAGGGCTTGCCCGTCTCAGCCGCATCGTCGAACAACTCGACCAGCTCATTCGCGGCGACGGCGACCGGAATTTTCTCCATCGCAATACGCGACTTGTTATCCAACTCCGTCACTACGCGACGATCATCCGTCCCGATTTCAACGGGGCCGGACTTCGCAGGCGTCTTGAGCTTGGCGATCACGACACCGTCGCTCGCGGGGGGGTTCGTCTGCCCCGCGTTCTTGGCCTGATGGGTAGCGGGGGCATCCGGTCCACGGACCTGCTGCAAGTCCCCGACGTTCTGCTCGTCCACCGCAACCGTGACCTTGCTAGGGCGCATATCACGCTTTTCGCCCTTGCTCACGGCATCGCCAATCTGAATGTCAGCGGCCTTCGGCGTATATACCGACTTGTTATCCGTGTCCGGAACTAACCAGCCGACCTTGATCGCGCCACGCAACGCCGGAAAAGGATGGTCTTGGCTACCACGACGCAAGACGGAACCATCAAAAAGCACGACCTCGCCCGACTCTAGGTTTTCGCCAATCGAACCAAGATGGACCTTCGTGAGTGCCTTGAAAGCCTGAAAGTCACCCTTGCTAAACTGATGCTCTGACATACTATCTCCCCAAAAGTTGTTAGCCGCTCACACCGAAGCGAGCATCGGTAATCAGCACCATGTCGGTCTCCGTCACCGCGATACCGACTTGAATGAATGTACTCGGCGTCCCCAAACTAGGTGGCGTCTGCGTCACTTCGCCCGGCGTTGCGGAAAGATATACCCGCCCATTTGGAACCAACGGAATACCGCCCTCGACAATCGGCGTGACGTTGCTTCCGCGAGAAGTCACCACGGCAATCGAACCGCCGCCAGGACAATCCTTGCAAGCGAATCCGAAGAAGCGGTCGCCACAATGGGTAGAGCCGCACTCTATGAGCATAGCCTGAGTGCCGTTGTTGGTAAGGGCGATTGCGGCGCAAGCCCGAACCGGGCCTCCGGTCACCGCACCCGGAACTATTATAATCCCCTGCGTGCCCGTGTAAGCAGGCGCATATCCCACAGGCATTAGTTCATCTCCGTAATAATCAGGCCCGATGCCCGCAAGTCAGACGTGATTCGATCACGGATTACCTGAAGCAACTCCAAAGGTACACGAATACGAGATACGATACGGGCTCGATTATCACGCCCCGAATAGACGCAAAAATCAAGCAGGACTTCAGAGCCGTTACCGTCGTCAAGTACGCGAAACGAATTCGCGTACTCCCCGAAAGAAGCGTCAGGTTCCACATGGCAATCCACGTTTTTCGTGCCCATAGTCGGGCTCAACCTTCCAACTTCTGCGCCGCCGTGTCGATCAAGTAACAAAACGCGCTAGAAGCAAAAGAGAAAATCACGGCTTCGCTCAAAAGCGTGACCCAATCGCCGTTGCAAGAAGCCAACGTCTTAGCGTTGGCAATCAACCACACCATCCAGCCCGCGTGAAAGCCCGTGCAATAGGGGCAACGCAGTAGCCGCTGGAAGAACGTGTGCCCGTCCTCGTTCTTGAAGAGGGGCAGCTTGCGAAGCGCGTCGGTCAAGAACTCGGCCTTGTCGTTCATTAGGCCGAAGCAAATGCCGTAGGCGGCGATCAACATGAGCACCGTGGTCATTCCTTGTTCTCCTTGGACTTACGAACCCCACGCTCTTTTTTGGGTTCGGGTTCAGACTTGCCAAACGCCTTTTCAATCGCCCGCGACAAGAAAGCACCCTTGGGCTTCTCAGTCACTTCAGGCTCAAGAGGCTTAGTGGGCTTGGGGGCTTCGGGCTTAGGCTCAGGGGGCTTAGGCGCGGGCTTAGGCTTGCTTGCCAAAGGAGACTCGCTCGGTTTCGTCAACGGTGCCTTTGCCATGAAGTCGGCCAGATTCTCTTTGACCTTCTCGATATCGGGCAGGGTCTCAACCCTCCGGCCCGAACCGAATTTCTCTTTACGGCCCGAGTCTGAATCTTCACCGTCCATGGGCAAGATTCGGCAGCACGAAGTCTTGGCCGACTGTTGGAAAATCTCGACCGTGTCGGGAACGGCGTCGGCGTTGCAGTCGAAACCCAAGTCCAACTGATACTGTTGGTTCAGAGCTTGGACGATGAGATTACGCTCGGTTACGAGTTCCGCTTCCACGCCTGAGTTTGTCGCATATAGCAACTCGACGTGAATGAGGCGCAATACTGCCTCACCCAAGCCCATGTAGACGCGACGTTGCTCGCCTAAAACTTTGCCAGGAAGATTATCTACCATGACTTTACAGTACCCCTAAAAAGAAAAAGGCCGGATAGCAGGGCTTGAACCCTTCTATCCGGCCTTCACAAAACTAAAGCGGCCTTGTTAGACCGCGTTAGATCACGGACGCTTGGCGATGAACTGCGGCGCGAAGAGCACCGAGTACAGGCCGTTGACCGCGCTGCCCGACGCGAGGTAACCAACGCGGAAGACCGTGGTGCCGGACGCGGTGGGGGCCGTCAGGGTGACTTCACCCGCCGTGCCGAGGTACACGGGCTGGCCGATGTTCGCCGCAGCGGGACCGGAGGTGAAGGCCATCGGCACGAGCGTACCGGGGACCGACGCCGCGAGGACGCTGTCGCCGATGTTGCCGACTTCCTGCACGACGCCGACGCAGATGCGCTTGTCGTCGGAAGCGTCGTTGTTCGCCGCCTTGTAGAACTTCGGGGAACCCGAGGCGTTCTGGAAGCAGCCGACGAGACCAACCGAGATGGACTCGCCGAGGACCACGGACACGCCCGCGTGGGAGCCGAACTCGACCGGAGTCGCCGCGAACTTCGCCTTGTCCGCGCTGAACTCGATGAGGTCAGCGGACGTGATGAGCACGTCACCGGTGGTCGCCGTGCTGAGGGTCAGGTCGTTGCCCGTGACCGTGAAGTTCGACGCCTGCGCCGCGTCAAGGCTGATGAAGCCGTTGAGGGCGTCCACCGTGACGTTGTCGGTGGCGTCGAGGTCGAGGTGCTGGCCCGCCGAGATGTAGGCATTGTTCGTGCCCGTCGTGGTGATGCCGAACGAACCACTGTTCATCGTGATCGAGCCGCCGCCCGTACCTTCGAGGAACAGGGAACCAGCCGCGAGCACGTTGAACTCGCCCGTCAGATCGGCGTCGAGGTCAACACCGTTGAAGTCGAGCTTGCCCGCCGCCGTGAGGATCACGTCACCGGAGGTCGTCGTCTCAAGGGTCAGGTTCGCGCCAGCAACGGTCACGTCCGAAGCAGCGGCAGCGGCGAGGCTGATGAAGCCCGTCGCGTCGAGTTCGAAGTTGCCCGTCACGTCAACGTCGGCGTTCGCGCCAGCGTCGATGTTCAGGAGGCCCGCCGAAGAAAGGGCGATCTCACCGGAGGTCACCGTGCTCAGGGTCAGGCTGTTGCCCGTGACCGTGAAGTTCGACGCCGCCGTACCATCGAGGCTGAGGCTCGCGCCGTCAACCGTCACGTCGCCCGCCGAGTTGATGTCCACGTTGCCGGAGCCCGTGGTCTCAAGCGTGAGGGACGCGCCCGCAACCGAGAAGTTCGAGGCCGCAGCCGCGTCGAGGCTGATGCCGTTGGAGGCATCGACCGTGACCGCAACCGCATCGGCGTCGATGTTCGCCGCCGCGCTGAGAACGAGGTTGCCCGAGGTGATCGTGCTGACCGTGAGGTCGCCCGAGGTCGCGGACAGGTTGGACGCGCCCGTACCGTCGATGCTGAACGCACCGGACGAGAGGAGGTCCATCGTGCCCGTCACGTCGAGGTCGAGGTTCGCAGCCGCGTCCACGTCCAAGAGGCCCGCAGAGCTGATCGCCAAGGTGCCCGAGGTAAGGGTCTTGATGTTCAGGTTCGCGCCCGTGACGTTGAACTCGGAGTTCGACGCCGCGTTCAGGCCGATGCCCGCCGAAGCGTCAATGTAGACGTTGACCGCGTCCGCGTCGATGTCGCCCGCAGAAGCGATATCAATGTCGCCCGAAGCGGTCGTGGCGAGGGTCAGGCCCGCACCCGCGACCGTGAAGTTCGAGGCCGCAACAGCGTCGAGGCTGATACCACCCGTCGCGTCAATCGTCACCGCAACCGCATCGGCGTCGATGTTGCCCACCGAGTTGAGGACGAGGTTGCCAGACGTGAGCGTGCTGAGCGTGAGGTCCGCACCCGTCGTGCTGACGTTCGACGCCGAAGAACCGTCGATGCTGAAGCCGACCGTCTCGCCCCCGGCAGGCTCAACGTCGAACGCACCGATAGCCGCCGTCATGTCGATGGCGGGACCGACGTTGTACGCCTCTTGGAGAGAGACGTTCTGCGCCGACTCGTAGTAGAGCTTGGTACGGCCAGCAGGAGCCGCACCCGCGCCAACCCACGCGCTCGGGGCGTAAGCGGAGACGAAGTTTCCGACCGTGAGGGCAACGTCGCCAGTCGCCATGATGGAGCCGTCGGCGATAGCGAACACGCCGAGGTTCACGCGCTTACAGACGCCGGAAGAGGCCGCACCCGCCTCAAACTGATTCTGCGCGAAGGGCGCGTTGACGGGCATCGCGGAAGAAAGACCCGCGACCTTGACCTGCGTGCGAGCACCGTTGGCCGTGCCGTCGGCGTTCTTGCCGTTCTCGACCGCGCTGACAACGAACAGACCGTTGTTGCCCGCGAACTCCGCGCAACCGCTGATCTCGATGATGTCGCCGACCGAGTAGGTCGACGCGCCCGTCGGGATCGAGAGGGCGAACGCCGCGTCAGCGGAACCGCCCGTGCCCGCCGCGAACGCGACGATGCTGGTGGAGGCCGTCGCCGCGAGGACGTTGACAGCGATACCACCCGCCTTCGCGGTGACGTTGCTCTGGCCGTTGTTGAGGTCGATGAACGAGTCGCCAGAAACGATGTTCTGGGAACCCTGCGAGATGATGTCGCCCGCAACGCTGAGATTGCCGCCGACCGACAGGTCGCTACCAAGGGCAACCTTGACGCTAATCGAGAGCGAATCGTTGTTGGTGTCGATGGTACGGGAAAGACCCGACTCATCGAGCAGCAACAGGTTATTTGCCTGAACCGCCATGTTTGAACTCCATGCGCTAAAACACAACTCGGCTGACGCCGAGACATTCGGCGTGCAGCACCCCTCGTAGTAATCTGTGTATTATCGTGGGGTATTAACCGACCTGCACAAGTCAGGCGGGATACGAGTAGGCTTTGCCTCACCCGCATACTTAATCGCGGGGTATAGATAGTCTAACGACAGCGGAGCACAAAATATGGCGTTCATCAAAACGGGTATCGCGCTAAGTCAACCTAAAACGGTAGATATTGCCCCAAACGTCGCTATCGCCGTAGGCGAAGAACGTGACGGCAAGGTTTGGGACGGCGAAAAGTGGGTGACCAAGGCCGAATGGGAAGCCAAGCAAGCCGGAAAGTCACATGGCTAACACTTTCGCGGGGGGTGAGTTCACCTTCACGGCATTATTCTTGGCCGCAGACGGAACCCCCATCGTCCCCGTCGCCCTGCCCCTGATCCATTGCTTCTACTTCGACGCAAACGGGAACAAGCTCACGTTCATCCCGCCGACGAACATGACGCTTATCGCGGGCTCGCCAGGACGCTACTCCTACAAAGCGATAATCCCCGACAACCTGACCGTGAACACCGAGGTCTATGCGGATATGTCCGCGATAGACCCCGCCACGACAGCCAAAATCGTGATCGAACAAACGTCCACCGTGATCTCTAACGCCAGCACGGGCGACGGGATTCGCGTAGCCTTCATCAAGCCCGCAGGTTTCCTATGAGCGAACAAGCCTACCTCGAAGATCGACTCAACAAGATGCGGGAGACCCAAGGTCAAATCCCCGACCTGTTCAAGAAGTATCAGGACGCGGGCGACCGTGAAATCCAAGCCCTGATCGTCAAGGCCGGAATCGCGGACCAGATCGAGGCGATCAAAGCCAAGGTCGAGGAACACCGCAAGAGGCTTCAGAAAGAATCAGACGTCATCGCAGGACGAATGGCCGAAGTTCAGTTGATTCTGGAAAGGTTCCACTTCGCGCCCATTCCAGAAGGCGTGACGCACATGCACGGAATCGAACTCGCCCCGTTGGATTGGCAGACGAGGCTGCTCGTCATGCAAGGCAATGAGGACACGATTATTACGTTAGGCGGTGCTCTTGAACAAAAGAAGAGCACGGCTAGGCGCAAACGCGCTTAATCTTCTCGGGCAAATTCAATCGTCATAAAACGGTGCCCGCAACCTAGGCATTTACGTCTACGGTAAACTGAGCAGGAACCCCATTCTTCGACGAGTTCCCGCATTTTAGCGACGGACATAAATCTGCCCTGAAGGATATGGCCCTTTTCCGTACTAGTAACGGTCGTTTCGGCCTTATTGCACTTCGAGCAAATCATCATGACCCTAGTCGATAAATCCTACGCATCATACCCAATGAGCGGTATGTATTGGATCTACGTCATAGAGTCATTAGTGCCCCGTTACGCAAAAAACGGTCGACGGCTACGGGGGTTCTTCTACGTCGGCATGACGACGGACCCCAACCGTCGATTACGCCAGCACAACGGCGAAATCAAAGGCGGCGGTCGATATACGTCGAAGTACCGACCGTGGGTACTTCGTATCGTATACGGCCACTATGATTGTAGGTCAGATGCGCTCAAGGCAGAGTACGCGCTCAAGCACAATAAGCGCGGTGAAGCCCGCTTGAGTTGGACGCCCAAGGACTCGCCTTGGTGCCGGACAGCATACCAGATTGCGGAAAGAGAGGGATTCGAACCCTCGGTGAGTTATTAGCCCACACACGATTTCCAATCGTGCGCCTTAAACCACTCGGCCATCTTTCCAAACTCGGCCCGAAGGCCGATGAAACTCAACGCTTCACTACGGACAGGATCGCCCTACGCTCGGCAGAACCGACGGGCATATTCGAGGCCAAGCGGATCAAAGCGTTCCTCTGGGAAGCCGTAACCCTGAACGCAGCCTGCTTGTAAGGAGGCTTCCAGTCCACGTCACCGCTGCTCAACGCCTTGACCGCCTGCTCGACGTGACCCTTATCGGGGTCGATTACAGGCATTTCCTTGCGGCCAGGAGCCCAGCTGGGCACCGAATGATTCATGGACTTGATGTTACCCGCCATCGTTATGATGGCGTCCTCTACGGAACCGAAGTTCTTCACGAAGATCTCCTGCACCTTCTCAGGTGCGATCGGGAAATCCCCGGGAACGCCGTTGTTAGAGTACTCCTCAAGCAAGTCCGCGATGTTCTTCGGAGTGAACATCGCCAAGGAACCCTTGCCGGGCTTGCCGTTCCGCACGTTGAACTTGCCGACCGTGAGGATGTTCAATACCTTGAGGAGTTCTTCACCCTTGAGAGCCGCCTTGTAGCCCTCAACCTTCGCGGAACTGCCGCCCGCGATAATCGCAGCCGCCCACCTGTGGTGGCCGTCCATGATGTAGTTGTCGGCAGAAATCAGGGCGTTCAAGTCGCCGCCGATCTTGCCCTTCGCCAGCATACCCAGGGCCATGCCGACAGCCTTCTCGAGAACCATCGTGGTCTGAGAGGGCTTCAGGGCAGCAGCCGCAACGCTGGCCTTGCTCACGCTGATCTTGTCCGAGCTGCCGTCGCCCGACGTACACATCAAATGCGCGATGCTGGCGTCTACGCCGGACAACGTGCCCGCTTGATCCAGCTGTTTCTCGAACTGACTCTCCGACCTTGCTCTACGCCGCATGATGATCTCCATGAATAGTGTTCACGAACAACGGGCGCGCTAGATAAAGGTCCTAACGCGCTCTCTAAGCCCGCGCCTCAAGTTAGGAGCGAGTTCCTCCAAGGTCGGCTGAACCGCCCTGATCTTAGACCGAGCGTTGTGGCCCTCGGCGTTGGTAGGGTCTTCGCAGAACCTAACCCCGTGGTAAGATGCATAGTCTCTCAAAGAATGCTTGTCGTTCAACCTGAACGGGTGGACGACGTTGCCCGTCTGAAAAGGCGTGACTCTGCCCGTGCCGTACCTTAAAAGAGTGTAGACGTACCACTCGATCACGTCGTCAAGGTGGTGGGCGGTCATCACCCTCGAATACTCGTTGAAGATTTTGCGACGAGCATCCGACCAGCCCTTCTCACTATCGGGCGGGATGCGATAAACGTCTAGGCGAACCCCGATTTCCGCACAAGTAGCGGAAACGAGGGCTTCGGCCTCGTCGGCATACGCGCTGCCGTGGTGGACGTGAACTACGCCGTCCAAACGATTCTTGCCCCTCGTGAGAAGATGGAGAACCGCCATAGAATCGATCCCGCCCGAAACGGCCAAATGGCCTTTGACGGGACCTTGGATATGGATCATGGTGGGCCTCCTCGGACTTGAACCGAGAACCGGGCGATTATGAGTCGCATGCTCTAACCGATTGAGCTAGAGGCCCGAAAAGTCCCCTATGCCCCTTTTACAACCCGAAGGCAAGGGACTTACGCCGAAGGGGAAAAAACGACGCCACCTGCGACCGCGTTAATGTGAACAGCATGTCGACCCGACTAACGCAGTCACTTCCTGCCGATCAGGACAGCGGTTGGATTTCCGACAAGGATGCAGTCGGGTCGATACGAGTTACTCTTCAGAATCTTCAGGCTCGCTTTGATTCTTGATCGAATCCAGCGAACCGCAGGACGGGCAAACTCTCGCTTGCTTGCCTGATTTCTTGATGATGGTGCGGTACTTGGTCCCACACGCCTTGCAAGTAACGGATACGACGGCTTTACCCATGCCGTAACATACCGCGACGAATAAAAAATAGCCCCTGCCGGACTTTCTTAGTGGGTCGCCTCGGGGTCGAACCGAGAACCTAACGGTTAAAAGCCGTTTGCTGCTACCATTGAGCTAGCGACCCGAACTTGGGGAACTAGGATTCGAACCTAGATAGACGGAATCAAAATCCGTCGTCCTGCCGTTAGACGATTCCCCAAGAAGTAGCCGCAGAGGGACTCGAACCCCCGACCGTCGCTATGTAAAAGCGATGCTCTACCAACTGCGCTATGCGGCTAAAAAACGCCCTCAACAGGATTTGAACCTGTGACCCCAGGTTTAGGAAACCTGTGCTCTATCCACCTGAGCTATGAAGGCTTTAGTACCCGAAGTCGGATTCGAACCGACACGCCCTTGCGAGCGGGGGATTTTCTTACCACTATGGTTTTCACCACCAACTTTCGTTGTTTGTGGTCTGGACTTTGTCTTCACCCTCGCCCCTGATTTTAGTCAGGTCGTTAGGGCGACTGCCGTTAAGTCTCTACACCTTCCCCATGAATCATGGGGCTTGGCTCGGCGTTGGGTCGCTTTCGCAGGCCGTTCACCGAATTTGACAGTATTCACTCAAGGGGCTTTCCCCCTTGGTGCTCCTAGCATAATGAAGTCCCCTGTGGCTACCCTTTCACCATTCGGGCTTTTAGCGCATCCGGCAGGACTCGAACCTGCGACCCCCGACTTAGAAGGACGATGCTCTATCCGGCTGAGCTACGGATGCTTATTGTGCCCCCAACGGGATTTGAACCCGTGTAACCAACGTGAAAGGCTGGCGTCCTAGGCCGCTAGACGATGGGGACTAAATCCAATAGTCAAAAATCGACTCGACCCGATAATCCTCGGGCCTTTCATCATGCAGGACCAAAACGCCGCTCGGGTCCGCGTAACGAACGATACGCTTTACGAGCCACTGCAAGTAATCCGGCCCCCCTGCGACCACCCTCTTTTCAGAGAACGTCACAAGAGCTTCTTCCAAACCATTTGCTGACGTCGGCAAGAACTCTTCTAGGTATTTGACGCCTAGGGCGGTTTTGTTTTCTTGGTCGAGTAGCCACATGGTAGGGCTACTCGTAAAATCAGATAAACGTCATACGAGCAGAGGGACTTGAACCCCCAAGCCCTCGCGGGCGCAGGAACCTAAATCCTGTGTGTCTACCAATTCCACCATGCTCGCAAAAAGTGGCAGACTTCCTCGACCTCGGTCTGCCAGCGAGTCGGTTTCCGTGGTGAGTAAGAAAGGAGGAAACCTCACCACGGCATCGAGTCCTTACTTGCGCTGGACGAACTCGTACATCTCTTCGGCCAACGCCTTTACGTCACGAATCGTCGGGGGGTCGATCAATACGGGCGCGCGATTTTCAAACGCGGCTCGCGCATTTTCGTTTTCCTGACGTTTTTACGCCGACCCGCAGCGGCAAAAAAGCGGTTGAATGGGGCGGGTATGGGGAGCTGACTCAACGTAGGTGAGGACTCACAACCTACTTTGATCCGCATACCAAGTGCGGGCAGACACTCTTGCCCCATTCAACCAAGCTCCGACAGTAGGACTCGAACCTACGACCAGACGGTTAACAGCCGTCTGCTCTACCAACTGAGCTATGTCGGAATATTGCCCATAGGGTGCAACCCCCGCGCAAGAATTTGGTCCCTCAAAGTCTTGCTCCTACTGAGCCGTAGGTCCCTGTTTCGTAGGGATTTCGCCGTTGATGTTCGCCCAACGATAAACGATCCGGTTATTATCCCAAACCGAAAAAAGGTCGATCCTTCTCGTAGACGGATCACGCCGCATTATCGCTGCCGGATTCGCTGACGTGAACGCACGCCAGAACGTAGTGCGGTGTTGCACCCGCATTAGCCCACCATCCTCGATTCGAACGAGGTTATCGGCCCGATGCCTATGGCGAAAATGCTGGACTTGTCACTCCAGCGGGAGTCCTTGCCTTTCCTACCACCGCTGCTCGGACTTAGCCGAGCCCCCGCAACAAGGCGCATGGAACACCCCGTCACGACCCGCCCGTACCTCGGCGTCAGGTTGAGATGGTGGGCTGCTACGGGCTCCCCTTTACCAAGGGAAGTCGCACGGTGCCCTAACGTCCGTGCAATCCTCGATCACGAGAACTTATGATCGGGGCTTATAGGCTCTTGTTCAGAGCTTACCCCGCCCTGCTTATGTCCATCTCGGCAAAGAGTCTCCCGTGCCCAAGCGGTAAACTTGAACGCGGTAGGCAATTCAGCGGCTTAGACCCTAATGGCCGCTATATCCGTGTAACCTGAAGCATGCTCCCGATCACGGCATCGGGTTCAGCCTGACGACCTTATCAGGTCGTCAAGATTTCAAGGAACTTCAAGTCTAGAACTTTTCGCAAGGAGCGTCGGCGATCAACCCGACCCTTTACCCTTACCGTACTGAAAAGTAAACGGCTGAGTGCCCTGCGGAAAACCCTAGACTTTCAACGAACCTATTATACGCAGCCTCATGGAAACCGTACCCCCTTTTTTCAGGGGCATCAAAAAACCGCTTTTCCCTTACACCATCCAGACGGTTGGCTCGAATCAGAAAAACCGATTTTCTTCGGCGTATTCGTTGTCGGCATGCGCCTGCGCCGCCATTTCCACGACGGCGACCCAACCGAGTCGTCGCTGATCCGGCGTCAACACCATGCCGTGCTTTCGCAGGCACGCATCGTCCCCGACCGACCCGCACTTAGGGCACTCGGGACAAACGCAGTCGTCCACGTCCACGCCGCAAAGGGCGCAGGGGCCTTCGCCGCCGTCGAGGTGATGATTCGAAACACCGGGAGGAAGTGACCAACCGAAAATGCCCATAACGCCTCCGAATATCTATTGTCCCTTACACCATCCAAACGGTTAATAGGTGCGCGGAAAACCGAAAAAGTGAACGTCGATTTTCGGTTTTTCTAGGGTAGGGCGACCGTCTGAATGGTGTAAGCCTTAATATAAGGAGACCGTGATGGGCTTTCGCTCGGACATTTTACGGATGCGAGATAAAAAGGCCGCGCTCGCTCACGTCGAGCGAGTCGGCAAAGGCATACGCGTCCTTATCGACACGGCAGACCCTTCTCGCGTCGAGCGGGCAGAGGGAATCACGGATCGAGTGAATCCGATTCGTGATTCTTTGAGCGAAGTCGTGGCGACAGTCTCGGGGACGAATCCGAATGACGGTTATATGGTGGTAATCCGATTCGGGCACGTTGCCCGTAGTGCGTGCGAGTGTCCGGACTTCGGACGGACAGGGCCATGTAAGCACGTCATCGCGGTCGCGGAGTCGTGGCTCGAACAGGTAGCACGTCCTACTTGGCGAGACCTGAAGCGAAGGTAATTTGCCTATGAGAAAGTTGCGTATCATGGATACGTTCAACGAATTAGAGAAAATCAAGCGGGCAATCCGGTTATCGCACGCGGTTATGTTTAACGTCAATACCGTGGACGTTGAGTTAGATGATGACCACCAGCCCGTATTCATAACGCGGCGCGTGGTACAATCAAAAAAAACTACAAAGGACGAATCCCCGCAAAAGCCGTGATTCGTTCTAGCGATTGCTATGAACGTACTCGTGCTGAACTTCGTCTATCGACCGATTGCCGTCATGTCGTGGCAGGAGGCGATCACGACAGTATATAGCGGACGTGCCGAAATCGTCGAGCACTATCCTGATCGGGTAATCCGCTCGGCTACCCAAGAATGGCCGATGCCCTGCGTTGTCCGATTTTTACGGAAGAAGACCGCACGTTGGTTCAAGTGCGAGCCTCGATTCACGCGCAAGAACGTATGGATTCGTGATAGGGGCGTGTGCCAATATTGCGGCAGGACCGTCCTATTGCGGCAGTTTACCCTAGACCACGTCATGCCGCGCTCTCGCGGGGGCAAGACGGAATGGGGCAATATCGTTGCGGCGTGTGACCCGTGCAACCAGAAGAAGGAAGCACGAACGCCGCAAGAGGCTAAGATGAACCTTCGGAACCCACCGCAGGCTCCGAAGGTTCTGCCCGTCGTTAACGAGTCAAACGACCCTGCCCTAAGCCATACGATGCCCGATCAATGGCGGGCATACTTAGGGTAGCGCTCAATACTCGTTGGGGAGCATCACAATAGGACGCTGCCCAGGGTTACGCACGCAATAAAGCTTTATTGCGGGCAAAGGGAAGTCGGTATACGGGATTTGCTGCGAAGCAATCTTCTTACCATCCCCGTTATCAGCGTAAAGCAACGCGCCGCCTGACCCATTGAGTTTGAGGTGCCACACCTGAAACTCTTGAGCGGCGACACGGCGACTCGTCTGGTGAGACGCAATCGCGTCCACGAGCCACCATGACTGAGCCTTTTCGCAAAGGTATTCCACGCCGTCCGTGATCAAGACCGGAGGGAACCCCGTCTTGGTATAGCCACCGCCGCCGGAAAAACCGCGAAGTTCGGACAACAACTCAGAGGGGTCAACGGCTGCGTCTGCGGCAAGCCGTAGAACCGCACGTCGATCCTCGGAACCCGCAGGCAACGAAGCGGCCAGACGAATCAAAGACTTCTTCATGGTGAACACCGTAGAATCCAAAATGGTTGTACTAAGGCAAGCCCTATAAAGTCCCTAACGCGGGAACCATCCCCTCACGAACGCCGAAGTCATCTTCTAGCGCGTCCCAATGAATCACGAACCCGTGCCCATCCCAACCTATGTACCTATGAGCGAGCAGGTAGATGAAACGGGCTGCGATGGTGTACGGGAGCAAGGTAAACGTCCCGAAACCGAACGAGTTGAGTAGCAACCCAAAACCCGACCCAGGCAACGACGCCAAGAAGTCGGGAAAGGTCATTCTCCCCGCGACAGCATCGGTCAGGGATTTCAAGTCCCACTCGAACTCGGTCACGTTGAGCCATACCCAAACGTAGATGCCCAATATGGCGACCCCCATGATGCGGGGTGCCTGCTGTCGAAGCAGCTCACCGAAGTCGGCAGCTTTCTTCGCCACGGACTCCACGGCCCGCTTCAATCCAGGAGCCTTGTCCAAAATCTTGCTGATCAGGTCATTGAAACTGAACAGCTTGCCCTTGTCCAAAATGTAGAGTTTCAGGGGCCACGAGTCGAACATCTTGTGGATCGCCGAACTCAAGGCTTTCTTGGCGGCATCGGCAAGACGCTTGATAGCACTAGGAACGTCTGCAAGAGAGTTGATGCCGACGGTCTTCTTGAACGACTCCCAAAGAGCGGGAGCCTTCTTGAAGGCGTCCACGATCTGCCCGAGCTTGCGCGTTAGTCCGACGAAAGCGGTTTTCTGCAAGCCCCTAGCGTCACAGAAGTTCTCGGCGAGGGCAACGATGACTTCTGGCGGGAAGTTCGCGTTCGCACAGACGTTCCTCGCGGCAACGCGAAATATCTGCTTTCGGATAGCGGCTCGTCTCTGAAGGCTCATGGCTATTTACCCGTTTGATAAAGCCGCTAACGCTGAAAACAAAAAAGCCGTCGAAGGTTGCCCCTCGACGGCTTCATTGTGGAATCCCTGTAACCCCATTCTCAGGGGTTACAGTTCACAATCACGCGCGGGTGATCGTGAGGCGGGACAGACCCTTGGGGTTGTACGCGCCGATACCGAGGTTCTCGAACACCGAAAAGCCGATGGTGCGGGCCTTCGGATCGTCAGCGGAGAGGACCGTCAGCTCGGTACGGACGGGGATGCGACCGAACATCTCGGGCTCGCACGTCGCGTACACGGTGCCGACCGGAACAAGACGGCTGACGATAACCTGCGCGCCCCAAAGCGTAGCCATAAGGCCCGTCTTGAGGAGGTCACGCTGGCTCTCGATGTCGAGGATGTCACGACCGAACTTACGGAGGTCCGTGTAGTCCTGCGCGTTCATAAACACGCGGGCAACGCGGAGGTCGTGACGCTCGATCAAACCGTAGGCGTCGGCGAGAACCGCGCCGCTGATCGGGGCGACAACCGGAATGTCCGGGTTGATGCCGCCAGAGACGGAGTCAAAGCCCGTCGTGGCAATCGCATCGAGAACCGAGAAAACGCGCTCGTCTTCCGCAGCCTGGATCTGGGCGCGGGCGAGGTCCTGAGCGCGCTCAATGAGGTCGTAACGACGCTCCTTGATCTGCGTCAGGGGGATTTCGGGGTTCGACGCAATCTCGAACAGGGGGAAGATGACACGGCGCGGCTTGGTGATGGCGACGATGTTCTCGCCTTCCTCACCAACCACGAACGCCGTCACGTCCGGGTCCTTGTCGTAGATCGGAAGCGCGCCGTCCGGCAACTGCTCGACGAGGAAGGTCTTGCGACCGACCGCCATATAGTCGCGGCGAAGACGGAGCGGCTGAGTCATGGAGGCAGCGAGCTTCGCACGACCCGTCGGGGTCGAGATGTACTCACTGATGAGCTTCTGCTTGACGCTATTGTCGATAGACATTTTGGTTAGCCCTTCCTATCAGATTCGCTGGTCGTAGACGATCTCGGGCTGAACCGAGTCGGCGGGCATCTTGAGGTAACCGATGAGCGTGACGCCGGAAGCGGCCTGCTCAAAACGATTATTGTCGGCAGCGACGTTCGTCAGGTAGCCATTCAGCGAAGCGAAGAGGGCATCACCCGTCGTGTAGGTGAGAGTCGCGCCCGTGTTGAGGTTTTCCGTCTCATAAAGGCTATTGCCGTAGGTGCCCATACCGGACACATACGGACCAATGCCCGACGCAGGCCCAGGAAGGTTCTCGTAGGGGCGACCCGCCGCGTTGTTGATGAACACACCGAGGGGACGGACACCAGCCGTCGCCGCAGCCAGCGTCGAAGTGCCACCAACGTAGTTGGGGCCAATGTCACCACGGGTGAACGCCACCGAACCGCCCATCACGCCGAGAACATTCGAAAAGAATCCGGCAGACTGCGAAATCGTACCCGCAGCGGTCACATTCGGAGGATTGGTCTGCGTGAAAGCATCGTCCGTCAGGATGCCGACGGTATTGCGAATACCGACGTGCAGAATCCGGAGGGCCGAAGAGCTCTCGGTCCAATCCCCACTCGCCTGTCCAAGCAGAGGCATAATGTCTCCTGTCTCTCTGCTCCCTGTTACTAGGGAGGGGTGTTGAAAAAGCCGTGAAAAACGGCTGCTATCCATAAGAGCTATGCAATAAACAATCTAACGAAACTAAAAATAAAAAAGCCGAATGGTATTGAACCATTCGGCTTCTTAAAAACCCAGGAGTGCTTCAGGACGGTTCAGAAATACTTAGAAACGTCCGGAGCAGAATCCCACAGCTTCGAAAGGTCGTTGGAAGCCGAAGCCTCCTTCGTCACGCCACCAAGACGGGTAACGCCGTTGGCAGGCTTGCGGGGCTGCGGACGGAACGAAGCCTTCTTCTTGGACTCGGCCTTAGGAGCCTCGTCCTCAGCCTCTTCATCCTCGGCCTCGGGCTTCTCTTCAGCGGCCTTCTTGCCGCCAAAGAGCTTCGCCATGAGGAAACGCTCGTCCGGCGTCATTTCGACGTCGACAACGCCCATCGGATCCTCGGAGAATTCGCTCTCGCCAAGCATCGACTCGAGGATTTCTTCCTCGGCCTCGGCGGGCATATCCTCAGCCTCTTCCTCGGGCATCATGCCTTCTTCAGCCATCATCGACTCAAGAAGTTCCTGCTCATGCTCGCCCCAAGCGGCCTTCTTCTTGGATTCGACGGGAGCCTCGTCCTCGGCTTCCTCTTCCTCGGCTGCAAGGTGGCGAAGACGAGCGAGACGCGCCTTCAGCGCGGCCTTCTTCTTGGCTTCGGCCTTGGGAGCCTC